TTCATTCTACTTGTGGCTTTACAAGCAGAACACAACGCTGGCGAATTTGTTGAAGTGGCAACTTAGAAATAAGATGCGGTTATTTGTCGGTAATTATAAAGTACAGTATCAGGTGTATGGCGCGCGGATGAGCGGCGACATGAACACTGGACTTGGAAATTGTTTGCTGATGTGTCTTATGATCTACCAGTACCTCAGTGACATCGGGGTGCGTGGCCGACTCCTTAATAACGGGGATGATTGTGTCCTTATTGTTGAACATCGTGATTTTTGTAAGCTGAATGGTCTAGGTCCGTACTTTCTTGAGCTTGGTTACACCATGGAGCGGGAAGAAGCGGTACATCAGTTCGAGCGCGTGGAGTTTTGTCAGACGGTGCCTATTTACGACGGAAGGGGGTGGATATTTGTCCGCAACCCACGGCGTGCCATGGCCAAGGACTTAACCACAGTGACTCATTTGCGGTCTGAGAGTGAATACAACGCTTACAGACGCGCGGTGGGGCAGTGTGGCATAGCCCTGGCCGGTGGGATCCCAGTGTTGGATGCATTTTATCGCATGATGATGCGTGGGACAGGCGAGAGTGACAAGAAAGGATACGTGATTGTAGAATGGGCTTTTGCTGATGTTATGCGTGGGATGTCGCCGCGTGCAACGTTCGAGATCAGCGGGGATGCCAGGATGAGCTACTATTTAGCCACCGGGTATACCCCTACGGAACAGGTACACATTGAGAGTTACTTCAACTCGTGTGAGCTTAAGTACGGGGAAGCAGTTTGGCGTCCGGAGTTCCTACACGAGTTAGAAGCATGTTAGGCCAAGGGTATGACGAAAAATAACACAAACAAAATTGAAAGCAAGGCTGCGGCAGCCATAAGCCGCGCCGTCGGACAGGCATTGTCCCAACCAAAACAAAAGAAAGGAAAAGGAAAAGGAAACGGGAAAGGACGCGGGAAAATGGGGGGTGTGCCTAGGGCACCCGCTCAGGACCTACGACTGATGGCGTTGGCTTCATTGATCCGTGATCCGTGTAATTCGAAGATTGATAATATCCCTGGGGCGACTGGGGAGACGATAATCAGGCGGATCCGCACGCAGA